CGACGCCATCGCGCTCATCGTCGCCGGTTTGCTGTCTGCCGAGTTGGTCACGTTGGCCAACAAAGCGATGCTCGCCTACCTGAAAGCAGGCGGTGGGCAGATGGTATACAGCGACCTGATTGCATGGTCCTTGGGGCATGTGCAAGGCATTATGCTTGCCCTTTTTGGCGTGGTTCTCGCCTCCAACGGCCGCCCCGTCACGCGCTTTTTTCTCCCCGATTCGATCTCGGCCGTCGCGGTCTGTGTCACGTTGGCCAGCGCCGTTTTACTCATGTCGCCGCACGACGCGGAAGCCCTTATGGCCATGCGTCTGTGCTTGCTTCTGCCTGCGGTCGCACTGACGGTACGCCACGGGTGGCGCGGCGCCGCGCTCGGTGCGATCGCCGCAGACATCGCCCTGTTCGTGACCATTCCGCACCAGGAGGCAGGTCAGGTGGACGGTGCCGGCATGCTGATGCAGGAAGCCTTCGCATTCGTGTCCGCTACGTTGTTCGTCTTGGGGTCACGGGCGCAGTCGCCGGTCGCGCACGTCACGCCATGTGCGGAGGACGAAGGCGACGCGCTCCGGCACGCCCGTGATCGGTTCGAATCGCACGAACGTCGTCAGCGCGAGACGGCGTTGCGTGCCGAAGCGATGCAGCGCGATTCGCGCGAGCGACTTGGGCCCCTGGTAACACTCCTGCGCAAGAGTGGCCAGGCTGAGGCCGCCATGAATCTGGTAGGCATGGCCCACACGCAGGCCAACCACTTCGGTCGCTCCGTCGTCGACAGCATCTATCCGCTTACCTTGGAGCGCCTCGGCCTATTTGCCGCGTTGGAGTCGGAGGCGTTTACTGCGCACTTCGCCGGCGCCCGGCACACATTGGACCTCACGGGCTCCCCGCATGCGATGTCACTGTCGGCAAAGCTCGCCGCGTACCGTGTCCTGGGGGAGGCAATCGAGCACATGGTGACGTCGACGCCGGAACGTATCAGCGTGCGCATCCACTGCACGGCCAAGCCCGACGGGCGTCGCATGATCTGCATGGCCGTGCGTGCGCTTTCGCCGTCGGTGGCCGCCCGCACGTCGTCGCAAACGGCGCAACTGGCTCAGCTACGCAACCGCGTCATGGCCTACGGTGGCTCGCTACACAACCGTCCACGCCGGCTACGCATGATCGTGCTGGACGAACCGATGGACGCGGTCAGCCCTGTGTGCCCGGTCACCGTCGATCGTGCGAACGTTCGTCCCCTTCGGGAACGCGCCCTCACCAGGTAGCCGGCGCGGTGACAAAAAAAGGGAGGCCCGGTTTTCCGGACCTCCCTTCGTCACCAGCGCCGAGTTACTTGACGTAGACCTGCCATGTAACGGTGCCATCTGCCGCGACGTATCGCGCGACAGTGACCGCGACGTCCTCATAAACGACGTCGGTCCACGCCGGCACCACAGCGATCTGCTGCACGGCGTCCTCGCCGATCGGAAGCGAGAGCAGCGCGCCACCCACCGAGGCGAAGGCCGCCCTGGGTACGCCCGACAGGTCGGTGACCTCGATGTAGCGCACGCCGGAGCGGGTGAACTGGTAGACCTGGTACTCAGGGGACAGACTCAGGTTCTGGCCGCCCGGGCTGACCTTGCCAAGCTCGCTCGAGCTCGGCGCGGTAACAGCGCTCGGCCTGCCATTGCCGCCAGATGCGCAGCACGGCGCCTCGAGCGCCATGGTGGTGGCCCAGGGAGCAAGCATCAGCAGCCCCACGGTCATGTGTAAACGTTTCATATGTCCCCTTGTTGGTGGTTGGAAGCTTGAATCAGGCGCGCAACGCACGGCGCCCGCGGAAGTCTGCCACGTGCGCGTGGCGAGCAGGTTTAGGCCTCGGCCTCGGTATCGTCTTCGGTCTCGTCGCCTTCATCCTGGGCCGGATGGTCTGATGCGGAGGCCTGGTTTTCGAGCGACACGTGGGTGTTGTAGCCGCCATCGCCCGTCCAGGTGTGCGTGGCATCGACGACGATCCAGTTGAAGGCGTCGATTTCATCGCCCCAACCGAAGGTCTTCGCCGGCATCTCTGGGAGGGCGTCCGGGTGACCGGTAGCCAGGGCAATTTCGAAGGTTGCCGCACCGCGTTTCACGCGCGCCATTTCCGCCGACGCAGCACGCTGCGCATCTTCGGGTGTGGCGAACTGCCCGCGTAGCACTTTTACGTGCCCCCGCTGTCCCGCGATCGTGCTCTTGGCAGCTGCGGCGTCCGTGTCGTGCCAGCGGGCGCGCACGCCGGTATATGCGTCTCGGTCGGCGACGTGGAAGCGGTGGCGATCGCCCGAGGCTCGGCGGATCGTCAGGGTAGGAAGAGCCTTGCCGCTGACGGTGGTCGCCTGACCGATTGGCGCGAAGATGAGGTAACCGTTTTTCACGGTGGCCACCGCATCGAACATGGACCCAATGCGCCGCAATAGGGCGATGTCGCTCTCGGTCTGATCGATCTGTTCCACGTTGATTGCACCAAGCTTCGCAGACACTCGCGGCGTGAGTCCGTTCTCGCCGGCAATCACCTTGACCAGGTGATCGACCGTCGTGTTGCTGAAACTGCGTTCCTTGCGCGTGTTGATTGAGCTGGCCAGCTTCGCGCTGCGGCCGTGCACTGTGATGACGTCCGGCGTTCCAGCGTGTTCGACCTCGTCAATGGTGAAGCTGCCCTGCAGCTGCACGCCCGTTCCGTCGAAGCCCATCATCACCGCCACGGAAACGCCCCTGCGGGGCAGTGCCAGGCGGCCGTCGGTGGCATCGAAGGCCATGGACATCTCGTCGGCGTGGCCACCGCGGCTGATCTTCAACGTCAGCTGGCTAAGCCGCGGGCGTAGGAGCGCGGTCACATCCTTCCCGTCGACCTCGATGCGGGACGCCGGCACCGCGTTATTGGTCATCGTGCCAGCCATCACGCCGCCGCCTGCGTCGAGCTTGAGGACGGTTCGTCCGCGGGCATCGCATCGTCGCGGGTCAGAGAAAGCGAGAACTCGACCTTGCGAGGTGTGCCGTCTTCCAGGTGCGCCGTCTGCGTGGTTTGGATGCTGTCGATATGGTAGGTGCCGTACACGTAGCCGGCACCGTCGACCAGGACATAGGCGGCGCCGCCCTGGCCCATCGTCTCGAGGCGAGTGATGGAGGCCAGGGTGCCCGTCACCGCCGGCGCCACGACGCCGGTGAGTGTGATCTGTTCCTCGCCCGGGCCGATCTTCTGGTAGGAGTCGCGCAGCCCCACACGCGAGAGTGCGGGGTGCTTGAACTGCATGCTCCGCTGGAGCTGGTGGTAGCCCGCGGTGGAAACACCGAAGGCGAAGGGCCCGAGGGCCAGCATGTGTACGGCGGCCATGTTTAATCCTCGTCGTTGTAGGCCGAGCGCTTCCGCACCTCAGCTTGGCGGCGGTGGTTGTCCAGCGCGTTGTTGACGGCCATCGTGGCCTCCTGGTGGCTCATCCCTCGCGCATCGACGTTCACCTGGTAGGTGTCGCCGGCGGCGGCCGATGCCGGCAGCGGCTTCGTGGTGACGATCGACCCGTTAGTGCCGGCGCCGCTGCCGATCGGGTTACGCGCGATTGCGTCGGAAATCTGCCGTGCACGTTCGCTGTCGCCTGGCATGATCCACTGCAGGGGTTCGGGACCGGTGGCGGTGCCGCTGATCTTCTGCCACATCGCGTACAGGCGTTCGATCACCGAGCGCACGGCCTGAATCTTCGTCTCGATCCATTCCAGGGCGGTGGATGCTGCACCCTTGATGCCGGCCCAAAGGTCGGCAAAGAAGGTGCTGACCGGACCCCACGCGGTGACCACCCATCCGGCTGCGTTGCCGATGGCCTCGCCCAGCATGACGAACAAGCGGACGCCGAAGGTGACGCCCTCAATGACGCGGCCGAGCATGCTGCCGATGACCTGGCCAAAGCTCGCTCCGTTCGCCCGGGCCGCGTCCAGCTGCTGCGTGGTCGCCTTCACCGGCTCGATCAGTTGCATGAACCACTGCCAGGCGGCGCCGAGCCAACCGGCCAGGACACCGAAGGCGTTCGTGAGCGGCGCGAGGTCTGTGCGGAGCTTGGCCAGCGCCGGCGAGATGCCCTGGGCGATGCCTTGGCCAACGCCCTGGAACCAGGCTTTGATTGGCTCCCAGTACTTGCGGATGGCCAGGCCCACGGCAATCACGAGAAGAAGCACCGCACCGATGGCCAGCGCCGTACCCGCCGACGCGCCCGCAATCGCCATCAGGACGCCTCGGGCACCGATGCCCAGGCGTGACAGCAGGCCGACCTGGGCGGCCCCTGCAGCGGCCGTGGAGCCCGCCGCCGCGGCGCCACTGCCGGCGGCCGCGGCCGCGCCACCGAGGATGCGCCCCATGGCCAGGCGAAGCCCGGTCGCCTTAAAGGCGAAACGCAGCAGGGCGAATTGGCTGAGCAGGCCGCCGAGGGCGATCATCAGGCCGCCCACTGCGGTCATGATGAGGCCGAAGCCGCCGGCGGTGACGGTGAGCGCCTTAGCCACGCGTGGATGCGCCTCTGCGAAGGCATTGACCCGACGAAGCACGTTGACAAGCTTGCCGAGGCCAGCGACGTACAGGGGAAGGATCTGCGTGCCGAGCTCGCGATACAGGTCGCGCTTCTTCGCCTCGAGCTCAGCTTCCATGCCGCCAGCGGTGCCACCAGCTTCGTTGTACAGCGCGTCGACCCCATAGGCTTTCGGCGCCGCCGCCAGGTGCTTGGCGATGTTGTTGCGTTCCAGGTACAGGGACGCGAACAGGTCACCGCCCTTGCGGCCCGAGAACAGGCTGTTGATCTTGCTGACGACCTGCTGGTCACTCAGCGCGCCGTGCGGGTTGAGCTTCGGCACGATGCGCTGCATGAGGAATTCGAACGGGTTGGTGCGATAGAGGTCGGCGTCCTTGAGCGCATCGGGCAGCAGCTTCTTGACGTGGCCCGTGGTGCCATATTTCACGGCATCCTTTTTGATGAGGCCGAGGCTCACCAGTTCCTCGGCGGACTGCTGCGTCGTGCGGCCGGCGGCGAAGTTCTGGTATGCCGTGGCGAGTCCGGTACCGGCGCGGTGGCCACCCATTTCCTGCATGGTGTGTAGCAGGCCGAAGAAGAACGACGAATCGTCCAGCTGCTTGGCCGCGACACCACCGGTCTTAATCATGTTGAGCAAGTCTTCCGGCTTGACCAGGCCACCGGAGGCGACATAGGCCTGCGTCGCGTAGTCGAGCACGCGCTTGAGGCTTTCGGGGTTCTTGGCTGCACCGCGGAGCTCGGCGACCTTGAGCAGGTCCATGAACATTGCCTCGGCGTTGTCGCCGTGGCCGTCGCCGTGGCCGCCCTGGGCCATGACCGTCTCGATGCCGAACTTCATGCGCGCGAGGTAGGGCGTGACCTGCTCGGCCTCGTGCATGTCGCGCAGGACGCTATTGGCCTCCTTGAGCAGCTTGAGGTTGTCGGTAGCGCTGGAGCCCATGATGTCCATGCCGCGGGCGAACTTGACCGCGTCGCTTACGGCGGCATCGCCCACGCCCTGGGCACGCAGCTGCGCTGTTTGCTGCTGGAACGCCTTGGCCTCGTCGATCGTTGGGCGGACGACGCCCAGGACGCCCTGGCCAGTCGCCAGTGCCGCGGCGCCGCCGACGGCCATGTGCGCGCCAAGGGCCTGCGTGCTGTGCATCTGCGAGCGCGCGGCCGCCATGCGTTGCTGTTGCTGACCGATTGCCGACAGCCGCTTCTGCTGCGTGGCCATCTGCGCGTTCGCCGTGCCGATCTGGCTTGCCAGCGAGCGCTGGGCCGCACCCATGGCCTTAGTGTCGATGCCGGCGGCCCCCAGGGCGGTGCGCATGCCGGCCAGCTTCTGCGTGTTCGCCTGGTACTGCCGTTCGAGGGAAGCGGCTTGCTTGCGCGCGGCGTTGAACTCGCGGGCTTGAGCCCGGGTGGGGTTGTTCGTGCCGGCGATCGCCTTGCCGAGTGCGGTGGCCTTCGCTTGGGCCGTCTGCATGTCGCGCTGCAGGTTGCGCGTGCCGGCGCGCAGGTCACGGAAGCCCTTGAGCTCGTCCTGGGCCTTGTTCAGTTCCTTGAGGCGCTGGCGGGTGTCGCGCAGCGCCTTGGCGGACTGGGTGGCCTGGCCGGTGATCGATTTCAGTGGTGCCGTCGCCTTCTCGATCAGCGACAACACCACGCTCAGCTTCAAATCCGCCATGTCATTCCCGGTTTGCGCCGCTGCGTGCAACAGCGCGTTCGTGCCAGACCATCAGTTCAGCCGGCCCCATCGCATCCATTTCGCGGGGCGGCCAGTGGAAGACGACGGCCAGGTCGGCCATCACGTCCTCTACCCGATCGGGAAGCTTTCCTTCGCTTGCTTCGTCAACAAAAAACCGGAAATCTCCGTCGCGATCTGCACCAGGTCGGCCGGGTCCATCGCGGAGACTTCGGGCTTGAACAGCGGCGGGTTGGTGATGCGGGGCAGGACGATTTCGAGCGAGCCGACGTCCATGTTCAGAAGGTTGACCAGGGAGGTGCCGCGCAGCTCGCCGGCGGCGGGCTTACGAACGTCAAGCTTCTCAATGGTCAGTTCGCCACGTTTGATCGGGCTTTCGAGGGTGATGGTCTTGGAAACGATATCCACGCTGGTGTCCTTGGAAGAGAGGGGGAGACGGCGCCCGGGCGAACCGGGCGCCGGCGAATTACCATTGGCCGATGGCGTTGCGTTCGACAGTTTTGATGTCCACGCCGTTGATACGCACGACGTTGGCCAAGTTGTCGATGAAGATGATTTCCTGTCCATTGACAGAAATGCGGTACACCGCGATTTCGAAGGTGTACTTCCACTCACTGATGGTCTGTGCCTTGGCGTCGCCCGGGTCGATCTCCGAGTAGCGCCCGCGCATGTACACCTCGAGCGCATCCAGCTGGCCCGTGGCGTCGTTCTGGTAGGCACCCATGAAGCGGTTGCCCACCGCATCGACGGTGGTGGCGCCGAACGAGCTCATGGCGTCGAGACGATAGCCGTTGGTGGAGATGGTCGCCTGCAGTGCTTCCATGCCCAAGTCGATCTTCGTCGGCGCCGCCATGCCGCCGTTCATGACTTCCTCCATCTTGCGGGTCAGCTTGGGCAGGCCGACGGAGTTTGTCTCGCCCGTCCAGCCGAGGCCGTCCTGGAAGTGGTTGTAGTTTTTGAGTACGCGGGGGAGGCTCATGAAGCGATTTCTCCGTGGGGAAAGGTGTCGCCGGCACGCCGGCTAGAACCAGGCGACCCGTGGGCCGCCTGGCGCGATCAGGCCGCGGCCTGGCTGGCAATCGCCGAGGACAGGTTCACGAAGAACTCGTCGGTGAATTCCTGCTGCAGCGTGACGTCCTCGAACGGAGGCACCGGCGTGTACTTGTAGGAAATGGTGCCGCGGCCGTTCTTGAGCTCGTCGGTGCTGTTGAGGTCCGGGTTCCAGAACGCCTTAAATCCGATCAGCGCACCGTCGCGAACGTACTGCGCACCCTTGGCATTGAAGCCGTCGATGATGTCCTTGATGAGCACAGGCGACATCGGCTTGTCGATGTAGGGGAACATCGCCTCGGCCATCGAATCGGCGAGCACCTGGGCGGTGCGCGTGTAGCTTTCGAAGATGAACTCGGCGTCGTCGCAGGTGCGCGAGCCCCAGAAACGAAAGCCCTGGCGATTGATGAGCGTGGTGATGCCCTGGGCATTGAGCAGGTCCGCATCCGTGCCCACCTGCTGGAACGAGAAGAACACGTCCTTGGTGATGCCGGTGACGCCATCGACGGGCACGTTGGAGATGGTCTTGTGCCAGCCAACGTTCTGGTCGATCTGCGCACGGAGGCCCAGCGCAACCGCGATGGTCAGCGCGGTCGCCGTCTTGGCACCCACGGTATCGAAGTAGCTGAAGTCCGGATAGATGAGCATGAGCTCACGCTCGGAGAACTGCTGCCGGTAGGTGAGACAGTCGGCAATCGACGCCGCTTCGGCGCACGACGCGTAGCTCATGGCGCGAAGCTTCTTGGCCACGACGACCAGGGCGGTGGTGACCTCTTCCGTGTCCAGGCCCGGGCAACCGAGGATGCGCGGCCGCACACCGAGCCGCGCCTCAGCGGTAAGCAGGGCCTGCATGCCCGTGTAGGTGCCGTCTGCGGCGACGTTGCCGATGACGTTGACGCTGGCCTGGGCGTCGTCGGCACCCGGAGCGACCCGAACGACGACGATCGGACACGTGACCAGGTTGGTGATGTGCAGCAGCGACTGCGCGAGCGTACCCTTCGTACCGGCCTTGCCGAGGACCGACTTGGCGTTGGTCAGAAGCACGGCAGTGTTGAGCGGGAAGGTCGTGGCGTCGGCGTCGTCGGCGGTGGCCACGATGCCAATGATCGCCGTGGATACAGTCGACACGGAAAGTGCGGT